TGTCATATCCAGTCGTATTAGCCGCCAAAGCACTAGCACCCACAGCAGTATTTGTAGAAACACTACCAGCCCCTTGACCCACAGTCAGTCCGTGGATAGAGGCGTCATTGGCAAGGGTCAACGATGTGCCGTTGAAGGTCATGTTGGCCGAGCCAGCCAAGCTGCCGGAACTGTTGTATTGAACCTGAGTGTTTGAGCCACCGGCAATACCTGCACCGCCAGCACCAGCCAACACCTTGATCGCTGAACCGGTGTTGTAGTACAGCTTACCGTCAGCCGCGTTAATTGCTAATTCGCCAACAGCCAGATTACCAGTTGTCGGTGTATTGCCAGCAGTTGTGCTGTTAAACAATATGATGGGCGTGTATCCACTTTGGGCCATGGTTTTTCCTTAGAAAGTGCCACCGTTGATGCCTGATGTTAGGGCATTATTGGTGTAATTGTATGTCAGGGACGAGTTTGTGTTAACCGGCTGATTCCCTGTTGCCGATGCGCTGAAATGCAAGTAATTTGTGGCTCCTGAGCCAGCAGTCAGCGCGACGTTCGTTGCATTTGTTGCTGTTCCCGCGGTCGCTGCATTCAGATTAGCAACCTGAGTCGTGCTGGCCACCACAAACGGTGCAGTTCCTGTTGCAACAGTCGATGTCAACTGCCCCGACATGTTCAATGTCGTCACACCTTGGATGTAGCTGCTGGCCAAGTTCAACCCAGCCGTGCCCCATGTGATAAAGCCAGTTGCGCTGTTGCCGGGAGGCAAGATATAGCCCGCCCAGTTGCCAGTTGCAGCACTGTTCGAAAGCGAATAAATCCAACCAGCACCACCGGGGACAGCAGTCGCCAACGTGTTGCCTGCACTGTCTTGAACAGTCACGTTGGCAGATGAGTCATTGTCAACGATGTAGCCCAAACCAGCCGGGACGGTAGTCTCATCAGGGAACTTGAGGGTCTGAGTCGTTGTGCCGCTGAAGTGCTGATAACGGGTCGATGCAGCCGTCAGCGTGGTTGTTCCTGCGGCGGTGACCGTGTTCGTGTAGCCGGGAGCCTCGTTGTTGTAAACGATGTTGGCATTTGCATCACGCAGAACAACCGAATTAGCGCCGCTGGATGATGTCACGCCTGTACCGCCATTGGCCACTGCCAGTGTTCCAGCCACAGTAATCGCACCCGAGGTCGCAGTCGATGGAGTCAATCCGGTTGTGCCAAAACTGAGTGTGGTCACGCCAATGCTCGACAGATTCGACCATGTAGGTGCGCCAGTACCGCCAGAGGTCAACACTTGACCGCTTGATCCTACCGAAGAAATGGCAAGAGCCGATGCACCTGAGTAAACAATCCCGCCTGCCGTTGCGGTCAGATTAGCATTCGTGCCGCCACTGGCCAAGGCCAAAGTGCCGCCCAAAGTAATCGCCCCGGCCGTAGCCGTCGACGGTGTCAGGCCAGTTGTACCAGCGCTGAATGTCGACACAAAGTTGCCAGACAAAGCACTTGTAGGAATCGTTGTAGAGGCCGTTACAGCACTTGTGCCGTTGGCATACATGTAACCGGTCAAACCGGTCACGATAAGGCTGCTAAAGGCCTCTGTAGAGCCGCCCAGAACCTTTTCCCATGCGTTGGTAGTTCCGTTAAAGATTGCCCAGTCACCGACCGACCACAGCGAGATGCCGTTCAATGTTGTCGTACCGGCAGTTGACACGATGTAGTAGTTGTTGTTCGTGCCCACGCTTGATGTCAGTGTCGGCGTGTTCGTTGAGGCGTTCCATGTGCCTTGATAGGCGGGTGAATTCAGCGCATTGGTGCTGATCGACGTGATCTGCCCTTGTGCATTGACCGTCAAAGTCGGGATTGATGTGGCAGATCCATACGTTCCTGCGCTCACACCAGTACTGGAAATAGCAATCGTGACGGGTGCAGAGCCATTGAACGATGTTCCAGACAATCCAGTGCCAATCGTCAAAGTCGACGTGGTGCTGGCCGTAACAGTTGTTGAACCGCCAAGGCTGACTGTGTTGCCGTTGATGGTAATTGAACTGTTTTGTAGACCGCTGTTTTGGATTGCAGAGTTGATTGCCGAGGCAGGAATGCTAATCGTTGCATTTGCCGCGGTTGTCAGTTGACCTTGGGCGTTTACTGTAAAGGTCGGAACAACAGAAGCTGAACCGTAAGATCCGGCCGTCACAGCCGTATTGGCAAGCGCAATCGTCACTGGAGTTGATCCATTGAACGAACCGCCAGACAAACCGGTGCTAATTGTCAATGGGCTTGTAGTAGCGGCGCTAATGGTAGTTGACCCGCCCAAGCTGACCAAGTTTCCGTTAATTGTGATCGAACTGTTGGCCAACTGAGCATTCGTGACCGTGCCAGACAATGCCGTGGTGGGAACGGTGGTTGAGGCAGTCATTACCCCAGTTCCGTTGCCATAAACGTATCCAGTTAAACTGGATGCGCCCGTTCCGCCGCTACCTGCACTCAGGGTTCCGCCGAGGACAATACCGCCCGCGGTGGGTGTTGCAGGGGTCAGGCCTGTCGTTCCACCGCTGAATGTCGTAACGCCTGAGCCAGACACCACAGCACCCCATCCAGAAGACGTGTAAGCCTCCAAGCTGGCGATGTCGGTGTTATATCGGAAGGCGCCGTAAGCGGGTGAGCCGCGCTGCGAAGTCGTGCCCGAGGGCAGTTGAACGAATGAATTACCCGGCAAGGTGGGGTTTGATGCCAATCCAACCGTTGGGGAGCCGCCTGAAGCGTTGCCGTTGGTCACAGCAATCTGGCTGGATGTGCCTTGAAGCGTAAACACGCCCACGGATGTGCCGTTGATCGACAGAATGCCCGTGCCGGACGTGCTGGCAAAGTTTTGTAAGGTGGCGTTCAAACCCACTGTAGGGTTGCCAGCCGTGCCATCGGCGTTGGCAATAGTCAAGCCTGTGCCAACCGCAATTGCGGTATTGCTGACCGTTGTAGGGCCGGTCTTGACGATCAATCCGTTGGATGCGCCGTCTAAAGACTGAGCAGCGCCAGTCAGATTGATTTGCAAAGTGCTGCCTGCGCCACCGTCAGACAAAGACAAACCAGAACCAGTTGTCAAATACCGTGCTTGAGTGAGGCCAGACGTACCGCCAACAGTCAAAAATGGATAGTTCAACGCACCGGCGCCAGAAATAGCACCGGTGGTGGTTTGTACTGTCACCCCATTTTGGACAATTGGGACAGACTCAGTGCCTTGTAGTGCCTGCGCCTGTGGGAGTTCGGTGATCGAAACTTGTGCCATATCAGGGTTGCAATCCAATAATTTGTTGATTCCCGTCCTGTGATGGCGTTTGACCGCTTTGCTCAGTGCTCAAGACTTCACCGCCGTATGGCACAGTCACGATGTCATTCGGATCAACCGCCACACTAACGTCTGGACGTGGGTATTGTAGAGTGATCCGCTCAGTTTTCCTAGCGGGAAGACGGTATGGGTCTTTTTCATCCGCACACCCTTGTTGGCACACTTTGAGGCCCGGAAAATTGGGATCGGGCATGGCTTCAATGATGGGTCTTTTGAAACGACAACGGTCGCACACGAACACGGCAATTGATGCGTTGCCAGTAGTGTCAAGGAAGCGTGGAATAGGCCGCCTCCATTACCGTGTATACGGCAAAATATTAGGTGAAAGATATATGGGCGAACGGTCGCGGTTCTCATTCTCCATCATGATGAACAGCTTCTCAGCTTGTGTCTCAAGATATTGAATACGAGGCACATCCACACCGGGCAAGAGCATCGACATTTGGTGCGCCAACATGGTCTGAATGGCCATTTGGGCGTACTGAGGAATCTCAATCTGGCCAGACAAATCACCCACATCCATGATCTGGCGTGAATACCACACCACCATCTGCTCAAATGGGTCACTTGGCGTTGGCCACAGCGTGATCTTGGCTTGAGGGATCGTGCGGTTCAGCCAGAACTGATACGGCTGGTTGGCCGTGAAGTTCTTGTTGGGCAAGTTCGTGTAATCATCACGGTTCAAACGTGCCATCGTGATTTCTGTGGAGTTGTTGCCCACAAAAAACTCAGCCACGCTCAAAGTATTGCCACCAGTTTCACGCATACGGTAATACTGGCATGTCACGCCGGGGTCAATGTCGTACCAAAGCCACTGGCCGCTGACCCATGTGGTCACGCCAGTGTCTTCCAGCAGATTCCATGTGGCGCCGTCATTCGACCATTCCAAATAAATGTGGAACTGGCCAGAAGTGGCAGGCAAGATACCAATCGAACCCGCATAAATTGAATTGTTGCTACCGTAGTTGATGCCAATGTAGCCGTTTGGCGATGTCTGGGTGTCGGCAGTCAGCACATTGTTGTCAAACGCAAGGCCAACAACACCGGATGAGCCGAAGTATCCGCCGTATTGGGCAGGCGTAGGGCGGTTTAAACGGCGATACAGCGCGTTTAAAACGTCATTACCACCCACAGGTAGCAGATACTCAAATTGATCAGCGTTGAAGCCGTAAACCACCTTGTCAATCGCCCAATAGTTGATGCCTTGATTGATCAAATTGCTCAGAACGTAGTACAAGGCCTGTTTAGAGGCCTGAATTTGCTCAACAGTCAACTCTTCGGCCAATTTGCCCGACATCCGGGCGCCTTGGTCGATCATTTGTTGGGTCGTAACGACCGTTTGTCCTACTGTTCCGCTGTAAGCCATTGGTTACCTCACCAGTCTTTGTGCTTGTGGCTTTTCTCAACGGTGCTGATCTTGCAATGCTTCAAGTCAATCTTGCCGCCTTGCTTGTATCCACCAGCCTTGGCCGCACTGATACGAGCACCCAGCTTGTTCATTTCTGGTTCAATGTCACGAGCCTTGCGCTCATAGTCAGACAAATTCTGCTCACGGTCGGCGTAACGATAATTCTTACCGCCTTCGTAAGTTTTGGCCATTTCTGCATGACGCTTTTCAAGGTTGGGCAAGTCAGCCGCATCTTTCTTGGCGCGTTCTTTGGCCTCAACAGCCTCTTGTTGACGGCGCTTTTCCTGACGCTCTTCTGACTGTTCACGAGTCATGGGGTCGGTAATTGAAATGCGGCGGCCGGGATTCTTGGCGTTATGCGCCTCAGCCACGGCCTTGATCATTGACTTCAGATCGGACATGTTTGTTCCTTTACCAGCCGGGGCATTTCCAGCGTTTTAGGGATGCTTTTGCACGTTCGGCATCGCCTTTTGAGTGTTCTACAACACCACTCATTCTGGCACAAAACGAGTCTTTTCGGGAGCCGCCTTGAGGCTGTGGAGCCTTTAAATGTGAGCCAGTCTCACGGTTGTACTTGGCACGACCTTTTTCGGTCAGGCCAGCACCCTTGGAGACAGGCAACTTCTCTCCGCGGCCAACAGCCAGCGATACACCGCCTTCTTTTTTCTTGACGGTCTTCGCTGACTCTTTGAACGCAGCAGCCGTGGGCGCACCCTTAGAGCCGGGTTTACGCATCTTCTCACCAGAACCGTGAGCGATGCGCTCCTGCTTTGCGTGGATGTTGGCGTAAAGCCCCGGCTTGGCCATTACCAGCCACCCTTGCACATGGGGTTTTCGTGGCAGGTCGAAACCTTGCCGCCATGTGCTTTTTTGGCGTGGCGTTTCTCGCTGTAGGCGATGGCCACGGCCTGCTTAACAGGTTTTTTTCCTTGTACAATCTCTGTGCGTATGTTTTTCTCAAACGCTTTTTTGGAAGGACTATTTATGAGTGGCATAACACGCTCCAGAGTGAAATACGAAAAATTTTGCCAACATTGCAGCAAACAATTTTTTGTTCCTGAATACAGAAAAGACACTGCTTTGTTCTGCGGAAGAAGTTGTATGGCATTGTCTGCTAGAACCGTTCAAAAAACAACTTGTGAAGTTTGCAATACGGTTTTTGAGCACATTGCAAGCAGGGCAAACAAAGCAAAATACTGTAGCCCAAATTGCTATCACACAGCAATGAAAGATAAAGGAACTTTTGAGTACACCTGCCTTCATTGCAAAACAAGATTTCTTTCTGCTCCATCTAAAAAAAGAAAATATTGTTCTCGTGCTTGTATCAACAAATCTGCAATTGAAAATTGGAAAGGTGATTTCAGCACTGTCAGAAAAAATATGAAACGGAGAGGTTTGTTGAATTCTTGCCAAAGATGCGGTTTTGATCAAAACGCACAAATTCTTGGCGTTCATCACAAAGACCGCAATAGGTCGAATAACAGCATGGAGAACTTGGAAGTTCTTTGTCCAAACTGTCATTCGATTGAACACGCCAAACATATCTGCCATGGTTTTACTGAGTAATTCCCATCTCAGCCTTAATGTTGTGTTCAAAGGCTTTTTTGGATTTCGATTTGATCAAAGGCATGATTAACCTCCAGACACGGTTAGGGTGTTATTGTTTTGGATCAGCTTGCCAATCACGATAACGCCAGCAGCAACTGTGCTGGAACTCGTTGACAACTGCCATTGGATATCAGTCTTTTGTGAATAAGCATACGGATCAGCAATCCGGTTAGCACTGTAGAGCGACACAAAAGGCTGTTGCAACACGTTTCGGGTCACGCCAGACACGTTGTCGCCAGCTTGCACCTTGTAGGTCACAGTGATGCTGCCGGTGTAGGAGTTCGATGTGTTGACTTCAACCCAATCCAAGAAGAAAGTGTAACCAGCAGGCACGGTGTACACGGTGCTTTGCGAACGACCAATGCCGGGGTTGATCTGAGCCAGCGTGTTGGTGCTTTGCTTCAGAGTAATCGTGCCCACGTTGGTGCTTTGGCTGGTGCCTGCGCTGGCCAAGGTCAAGTTGTTAATACGGAAATAGCTGTTGACAGTCGTCACAGCAGTTGTGCCGTTCAAGAACAAGGTTTCAGACAACGGGTTGAAGTTGGCGTCAAGGCCACTGATCAAAACCGATGCCGATGTATTGTCTGAAGCAGAACTACTCACCATCGTCAGCGTGGTCGCTGAGGTGGGGTAAGTGTATGTGCTTGCATTTTCCCAAACTGGGATAGAAGTTGTACCGACCGATGCTTGATAGCCAAAGATGCTGACGGTTGTGTGGCCCAAGATTTGGCCACGAGCAACTTGCAAATCAAATGGTTCATAAGCACCTGCACGAGTTACTGATGCAACGATTCCATTACTCATGATAATTCCTCAAAGAAGCAGGGGCCGAAGCCCCCGCTGTTTAACAAGCGCGACCGCCTCGTTTCTTGCCTTGTGATGCCTTTTGAGCACTTGGGCGAGACACTGGAGCAGGATCATTGACAGCCTGTGGCGTGGCCAGTCGTGTACCAGCAGAACTTGTTGGTCGGCTAGAACTAACTGGAGCAGGGTCATTCACCGCTTGAGGAGTGGCCATGCGACCACCATCATCGAAGTGATGCACCTTGCCACCCTTTTTAAAAGTACCAGATTGCAGGCTGTTAGCTACGGGGCGGCTAACGAAGTGACGAGGCATTTTTTCTGCCTTGCCTTGATCGTTAACATTCCCCCCCGTAGCGTAGGCTTTTTTTGTGGCATGCCCTCCACGCTTGTAGCCACCAGCATTGGCTTCTTTAACTTCACCAGTTTTGGTGTTGGTCTTGCCCTTGGGAGTGCCGTCCACGTTGTTGATGGCGAACTTCATTTCGTTGCCTTCAATAGCGCCACCAGTTGCCTTGTGGTGCATCTTGTGGTGAGCCTTGCCGCCGTGACGATAGCCGCCAGCGTTGTTCATACGAACGCCACCAGTGCCATGAGCGCTGTCGTGTTCAGCTTCGTGCATCTCGGTGTTTTCGAAGTCATGTTCATTGCCTTCGATAGTGCCGTGCATCTCAATTTTGCCGGGGTTGCGCTTCTTGTCGGTATCAGCAGGAATATCGCCGCCAGTTGCTTTGTGATGGACTTTGCCACCACGTTTGTAACCGCCAGCATTCTTCTCTTTGATCTCGCCAGTGCCGTGGGCCTTGTCGCGCTTGTTGCCGTCAACCACTTTGGTCTTAACGAAAGGTTTTTCGTCATGCTCAATCGTGGTTTTGGTTTCAAACTCGTCAAGCTTCTTGCCCAACATTTCACCGCCCTTGGCCTTGTGATGAATCTTGCCACCGTGCTTGGCGTGAGCCTTGCCACCGTGTGACGAATCTTTCATGGCTTCGTGGTGATGCAGTTCTTTTTCCAGCTTCTCAATATGTTTTTCCATACCGGCGTGGCCACCCTTCTTCATGCCAGTCAAGGCCTTACGGACTTGCATAGCACGGGCAGCACGAATAGCAGGAGCCATCTGAGCCAGTTTGGCTTGGCCCATAGCGGCCATTGGAGAGGCCATAGGAGCGCCCATAGGAGCAGCACCCATAGGCATCATGCCACCATCAGCCTTGTGAGCCATGCCACCCTTCTTCATGAAGTTGGGGTTCATTGCTTTGCGGCGTTCGGCCATGGAAGGCTTCTTGGGGGCGTGACCATGTTCAGCGTGGCCGTGCATGCCTTCATGGTGCTTGGAAGCAGCATGGTGCATGCTGTGGTGGCCATGCTCTTCATGGTGCTCGTGTTTCTTGTGAGAAACCTTGCCACCCTTCTTGAGTTTCAGAATGACCGACGGTTCGTCAGTCATCATTTTTGGCATTTGGCTAAAGCCGCCAGCGTTTTTTGTAGCCATGATCGCCTCCTATTAGGCTTGGGTGACGCCGAGTGCGCCAGTAGCAGTGGAATTGGGGCCAACAGCGATTGCAGGCACAGCGATGGCCATCACCAAGCGATTAGAGCCATTGGAGGCGCTGGAAGGCTTGTAGGTGCCACGCACGTCACCGGTGGTGCTGGTAGCCGTTGCAGTAGCAGCAGCAGTGAAAGTGCCAGCATCACGAGCCAAAGTGTTAGCCCAGCCAACGCTGACCACATAACCGGCATCAATTGCACGAACTGGCAAGCCCAAGTAGTCAGAAGTACCGACCACGCAAGCGGTTGCAGAACCGGCAATAGACACGCTGGCAATTTGGTAGAACGCTTTGTTACCAGTCACAGCGGTGCCAGCGGTGGCAACGGTGATCACTTCAGTCATGGCTTGACCGTAGTAGTCATAGCCAGACACGGTGAATGCACGAGCAGTCGTCGAGCAGTTCACGGTCAGTGCGCGAGGCACATCCAGTTGAATCACAGTCGTGCCATTGGACTTCACAACCGAGGTTGCGGAAGTGCCAGCGGTCAGCGTCAGATTGCCGGAAGCCGAAGCGGTTTGCGAAGCGGCAATGTTTGCGCTTTGCAGGGTTTGAGGAATGGTGTCCCAAACGTACACACGGCCCAGAGGCCCAACACCCAAAGACATAGGAGCAGGGTCGCCCAACAATGCATTACCAGCGGCATACATCGTGGTGGCAGAGCCAACAGTAGACGATTGCGACAGGGTGTATTGGTTATTGCCCAGATTGGCAGTGATGTAGCTGTTTGCAGTCACGCTCGAACCAGTGATGTACTGGCCCACAACCAGAGCATCGCCAGACAGGTTTTGAACAACCGTCATGGTGGTGCCGGAGATGGTGGCGGAAATAACAGCAGTGGCAGACTGATTGCCCGTACCCATGTACGTCGCGCCAGCGCCCAAGAAAAGGTCGTCAGAAAATAAAGGCATGGTCTTCTCCTTGAAAAGCTTGACCGATGTTTAAAAAAAAGGGGAGGATTTCGCCTCCCCTTGTTGCTTACATGCCGGGAGTACCGTACATGGCGCGTGGGTCAGTCCAACCCACGGTGTAACGCTCGGTGGCCTTGTAGCGCATCGAGTCAGTTTCGAAGTCACCTTCCATGGTCTTCTCCAGACGACGGCGCATCAAAAGCTTCATGCCTTCGGGAGCATCGGTCTGAACCCACCATGCGGTCGAACTGGTCAAACGGCTCAACACAGCAGCGCCTTCGTCCAGCAACCCGATGGATTTCACGGGGTTGATGTCGTTGTTGGCGTTGCCGGTGCGGAGAACCGACTTCAACAGAACTTCAGCTTGGAAGATGTTGCCGGGAGCGACAACCAGTTGACGAGGAACCAAACGAATTTTCTTTTGGTTGTTGTCAACAGCTTGACGAACTTGGATCAACATTTGTTCCAGCGAGGTTTGCGACAACACAGCGGCGGTCGACAATTGGTTGCTGAAAGTACCGTTCACGATGGGGTGAGCGGTGTTGATCAAAGACACGCCGTCGCCGCCAACATAGGCACTGTTGAAAGCGGTGTTCAACACGTTAGCAGACAACAGTTCTTTGGTTTCCACCAAAGATTGTGCCAAGTGACGTGCATAAACTTGACCGATACGAATGTGATCGCCGTCTTCCACCAACACTTTGGTCAAAGCGAAGGCCAAGCCATACACTTTGTACACATAGCGTTGCAGGAACAGGACGCCACCTTGTTGATAGGTCACGGGCGTACCGTCAGGCAACTGAGGTGCGGCGCCGAAACCGTACAAGACGGGTTCTTCGTGGTAGTTACGGGGAATGCCGTCTTCTTCACGGAACACACGGCTCCATTCGTCGGCACGTTGATCATAGACTCCGTCGAAGCATTCGTTAAGAATAGGTTCAACAATCGAACGGAAGTCCGTACTGCGCATTGGTGCTGCCATGATTTAGCTCCCTTTATGCAATGGCGTTCACAGTACCGAAGAACTGCGAAGCTGAGTTAACGACACGGACGACGGTGTAGGAATCACCCCACGCATTGTCCACATAGGGGGCCAGATCAACGACGCGCATTTGACCGGGTTGAGCATTACCGACAGCGGTCGAAGCACCCAAGGTAGCTTGCGACAGGCCAGTAGTGGTCGAGCCAGCAGTCACGTTGGTGAACAGGTACTCATTACCGATAGTGGTTTGAGCCATCGAGCCATCAGCTTGAATTTCATAAACGATGTTTTGATCGTTGTAGAAATAAGCAACGCAAGAACCGGTGATGTACGCGGTGTTTGCGGGCCAATAGTTGGACACACGACGACGACCAGTGGAATCAGTCCATTCCACACCAGCAAAAGCGCCAGACCAAGTGGCTTGGGTGCTGTTAGCGGTGATAGGAACGATGACGCCAGCGGAGGCGGAATAGGCTACTGGTTGACCTTTAAGAATAGCGGTCGAGTAGCCAGAGGTGATACCGCCAGCAAGCGCTTGAGCGCGATCCAAACCGGAGGGGTGGAACGCGGGGCGCAAGCCGAACGGAGCAGAGGTTGCACTCATATTAAACTCCTTGGGTTAGCCGGAAAATACCGGCATTTTGCTTGGCTGTTGATCAAAACCACCAAAACCCTCACCCTCGACTGACACCAAAGAACGACCTCGGCTGTCTCGTGCCGCACCTTGCAGTTGCTCCTGTTGGACTCGGATTTTCTCCTCCTCCTCGCGGGGCTTCTCATGATGTTGATACAACATGATGTCCTGATAGATGTCCATCGGCAATTTAAACAGCAACATTTCGTTGCATGAAATGTAGCCAACATGCTCACCTGACTTCACTCGATAATTCTCAAAGCCGGGGAACTCTTCAGACTTAACTGGAACGTACCCTTGGCGAATCCGCTTATCAATGGAGTCGTAGCTGTTGGTTGTCGAAAGCCAGCACAAGTGCCAGCCATCTAGGTTAGGTAATTTCGGAAGCGCTGATTGCGTCCACTCCTCACTCCACATCTTGCGACGTTCCTGTGTTGAAGCGAACTTATTCTCGGGTGCTTCGCGGCTTGCGTCCTCGCTTGCGCGATCATTGCGGCCACCAGCACTGAGGGATTTCTTTAGGCGTGATTCTGTCATGTTTATTCTCCAAGTAATTAGCGGTTACCGCCTTGGCGGTCATATCGAATGAATTCGGCGATCATCTTCTTTTTGCGCTCAGGGTTGTCCCAAGCCCCAATCTCTTTCATCGCCTTCACCCGTTCAGGTGACAGCGTGAATTGATTGCGGTTAGTACCACCATACGCAGCAGAAGCTTCACGTCCAGAACTGCCCACTACATTCCTCGGTTTACGAACAGCAGAATTGCCGTCAGATGCCCCATTGTAACGATGGGGTAAATACTTTTGCAAGCGGTTATCGAGTTCATCCCAATAATCTGGGTCAGTTGGTGTCCAACCTTCTTTAGAAAGTTCAACATCGACCTCTTTTGCGATGCGACTATCGGTGTCTGAACCGTCAACCTTGTACCAATTGTTTCGTTTCAGCCAGTCCGCAGCGTTGCGTTGCACTCGTGGATCGGGTGCGGCCGGTGCAACCGGTTGTTGGCGTGGTTGTTGGTCGATTTGGCGGCGTTGGTTCTCCAATGCGTCCAAGTCCTTACGGGCTTGGTACATCATTTCTTGCGCCTCAACCATGGCTTGGCCGTCACCGCTGTTTGCGGCCTCTGCCAGCTTCATTTTGGCGTATTCAACACGCACTTGCTGGTCTTGGACGGCTTTTTCCACTCGAGAAACGAAGCCTTGGTGGCTTTCTTGTTCTACTCGTTGCAAACGCTGGTCGGCTTGAGCCAGTTTGCGTTGCATTTCTTCATTTTGGCGACGCAGAGCCTGAATTTGGGCGTCTTTTTCCTCACGGCCACGCTTGGCAAGGTCACGTTTTGCCTTGCGACGTGCTCGTTTGGCCGCCAAAACAGCTTCTGAGTCATCAGGATGGTCGGGTTCTTCGTCTTGGACGTTACCGCCTTCGTTTTTCTCAACTTGTGCGCCAGAATTATCGTCATCAGTGACAAAATCATCCGGCAAGTCGACCACCGCGGAGCCGTCAACGCCCTCTTCGATGGACAAATCTTTGTTTTCTGGTTCGGTACTCATGTTGGCTCCTTAAACGTAAGCTTTGAACGACAGGGGATCGTCTGTGACTTTCGCAATAAGTTCATGGTCGTTTATGGTCATGAACAAAACTGGGTCTTCGCCGTCCTCATTAGGAACTGGACGCTCCCAACGGTCGCCACCCCAGCGAGGAACGCGCACAAAGTCACCAACATTTGCCCAAGAACCCTCTGGCCATGACGCCATCGTGTCTCGGTTTTTGAACGCCAATGGGCCAATTGACACGACCTTACCGATCATGTTGTTCCATTTTTCGTTCTCTTTGGTTTCATCAACGATGATGATGCGCCCAGCCTTCTTTTTGATCCGGCGTAGTTGGACGATCACGCGGCCACCATAAGGCTGCTGCCCCGGTGCCACATCTGGGAATGCCCATGCCAGTTCAACTGGATCAGACACGCCCGCTTGCCCCTCAATCGTGGGGATTGGGTCTTTTGTATCACTCATACTAACTCCTAAAATCACCTTTGCAGGTGCGTCTTCTAAGCGCTTTATCAGCGCGGCCTCCGTCCTTTAGGGGGACGTTTCATGCCCCAGTTAAACTGGGGTCTATTCTTTACCCTTATCCTCGTCCAGCAGGTTGTCGATCTCGTCCAACACTTGTTGGAAGCCCTCGTACCTGCCCACCAGACGCTGATAGGATTCCCAAGATTGAGCATGCCCCGAGGCTAGGGACGCGCTCAACTCGGCTTGTTGAAGCTTGATCACATGGATCAGGCGGTCAATCATTTTTGTTTCTTCAATGCGCTCAGACCGCCGTGCGACTTGCCTTGAGATTGGCTGCCGCCCTTGGGTTGCAGGCTAGTACCGTCCAGCTTTTCGCCTTGGGCCAAGCGTTTGTGCTGGGGCACGTTGATGCCCTTTTGTTCTGCTTCAGATGCCATTTGGAACTCCTTGTTGTGGCATTGCTGCCGGTTGTGGCTGTTGAGCCGATTGTAAATTCTGTTGTTGCAAATCGGCAGCGTGATTGATCGTTTCGTGCGTCAATTTTGCATTTTCGATCTGGATGCGTGTCTGGTTGTCCAGTTGATTGCGTTGTGCTTCCACTTGCAACCTTGCCTGAGCAATCTGTTGATCCGCCTTGTCTTTGGCCGCCTTGCGTTGTGTCTCTGCCATGCTGGTGTCTTTGACGACTTGTGCATCTGGAGGCAGTCCACCTTGAGCAGCTTGTTGGCGCTGTTGGGCTTGCTGGATGAGGCTTTGGAAGGCCGGTGCGAAGGCTTGGAACACCTCTTTGGTGTCTTGCTCCACATGGGCGCCAACAACTGCATACAGTTGGTCGATGCTTGAGGTCAACTTCGGATCGTCGTAGTTGTTTACAGGCTTGCCACCGCGGGACTCAGCCACATAGGCATTGCTACGGTTCAAGTACCAGAGCGTCATGTGTTGCTTCAAGTGCTCGATCACATTGTTCAGATAGTTCGGATCAGCAAATGGCGACTGGCCCAAGAAGGGATTCATCGCAAACTGCAAGTGATCTTGGATGTGAGCGATGTGGTCTTGCTGCATGTAAGCGTATGCAGGCTGGCCAATGAGCATGGCGGCGTTTTCGTCCGCGGAAGTGCGTTGCTCTGGTGCAGGCACGTCCTTCATGATCTCGTTGATGTCCGGCACTTTCAATTGTTTCAAGAAGCGAGACAACACTTTGGAGACATTGAACTGGTCGGGATACTTGTCCACCAACGCCAGCACAGCTTGGTTCTGAGCCATGCGCTGAGTCTCAGAGAAGATGTGCGGATCAGACACCGGAACGATGTCGGTGTTCTTGGCAAAGTCGTCACGCTCAATATCCAAGTCGGTGACAACGTCAGCCTTGCGCATCTCGTCAAAGTGCCAGCGATTCAAGCGGCACAAAATCTTTAGCACACGGGCTTGAGATTCATGCAGTCGAGCGTGAATAGCGGAGAACACCGCGGCGCCCTGCTCAATCAGCGCTTGAGTCGTGCCCACAGGGGCTTGAGAATTGACGTCAGCGACCTTTTCTTCGCTGGTGGTCACTACCCCCTTGGCGGCCGTGTCAAGCCAGCCTAGAAGCTGGAATAGCACGTCCGAAGGCGGGTTGAACGGCATGGGCATGGCGATCTGACGGATGTCTTGTACGCCGGGTGCGCCCTCTATCTCAATGACTTGGGTGACATCAGGTTGAGCAGACTGACCTGAAATCTTAGCGCCCTTAAGCTTAAGCATAGTAGCGCTGTTGTTGATATGTGCAGTGTCCAACAAAGCGCGCAGAGCACCAGTAAGAGCGGCACTAAGACCGCCAATAAGCTGCGGTAAACCAATCGCATAAGCACCTCGCCATGGGATGAACTTAAACTCAACGATCCAATCTAGCTTGGTCATTGTGTCGTCAGTCTCTTCCCAGTTGCGGTACAGACCCACGACCTGATTGCTCAACTCGTCAATCATCAAAATGTACGGAGCCATCTCACCCTTGGAATACTTGTCGTCTTCAAGTTCCATGTAGGTGTAGATGTGGTAGACCTTGCGCAAACCGTCATCATTGTCCTCATACTTCTTGCCTTCAATCTTGTCGTTGGCTTTCTGAGGCTTGGTGGGGTCAATCTCCATCGTGGCGCGGGTGATGCTCACGTCACGGTACATACCAGACGCCACACGGCGGTTGAACTCCCAATGGGTGATCTCGTGCATCTCAGCCGCACGTTCTGCCGTGTAGAAGTTAGTCGCCGCAAACGGCAAGATTACTCGGTCAATCGGCAAGAACTCAACGCATGGGCGTTTCTTCTTCTCGTCATACCACAGCTTGAAGTACTGTGAGCCGCCCAAAGGCAGTTGGGTCAGCAGTTGTTCTTGCTCATCACGGAACTCTTCAATCTGTTCGGTGATCTGCCAATTCAGGAAATCACGCTTGCGCTCTGCGACCTCAAGTTTCTGGTCGTCAACCGTGCCAATGATCTTCGTGCGTACAGGGCCGTCCGGCGGGAACATCTCTTTGATCGCCCGTGCAGCGAAGTCGACGCAACCCTCAGCCATGGCAGGATGGACGACCTTAGAGGCTCCCATAAAGGTTGCACCTCCGGGGGCATCATTGCCCATACCAGTCCGACGAATACCCTCTTCATACTGCTTATCTCTTAATTCTCGTGCGTTCTTGTCGTTCTCAAGCAGGTCAATGTACCGAGCAGACAGCGGCTGCAAGTCCCAGTCGCTCATGCTCTCTGCCATGTTGGAGTAGAAGTCAGGGTTAACCTCTGGGCCGTCCTCCGGCAGCGTCACTATCGCAGAGCCATCAGGCAGTTCTTCGGTGTCAATGTCCTCTTCGGGAATCTCTACTTCCGCACTGCCGTCTTCGTTCAGTTCTGGGTCGATGTTGTCTTGCTCTTCCATCACTTGGCCTTCTTAAAGTGTTTAACGCTCATCAGTTCGTACTGCATGGCGTCAAGGTTGGGCGAAATTGTAACTTTTTCTTTGGTGATGCCGTGCCCAACAGGCTTGATTGTCCCACCTTTTTTGGCTTGCTGGGGTTCGTTCTTTTTCTTATCGTGCTCAATCCATTGCTTCATCACATTGACGGCATACGCTTTGGTTGGGTACACGTCATGGATGTAATCGCCTTCATGAACACTCCAACCAACACGTTTTCCCTCGTCGTCATGGTAGGGTTTCACTTCATACTTGGACGGCACACTGCCACCTCTGGCCATTGCTGCTGGCTGTTGCGGTTGCATAGCACCCATGGCTCGGCCTTGGGGCGTCATTTGAAGGATGTTGCTGGGCGGTTGACCCTGTGGGCCACCTTGTGGTAGTTGGCCGCCTTGCTGAGGCTGCTGTTGGCCTTGCTGGGGCTGTTGTCCCGGTGCAGGTGGTTGTGTAGGCCACAATTGTTGCCCGGGCACCGCGGGCTGCATATCGATACCGCCAACGGGCAACTGGCCGGGGTGTTGGCCATGAGGCAGGATGAAGTCTTTGACTGGTAGGTTGGGGGCTTCTTCAGCGCCAACATTGGTGATGTTTGAAAGGCTTGTCGGTTGTTTCATCATCAACTCTGCTTGCATTTGACTTAATGATGGCATAGAGCCTCCTGTTGCTTTGTAAACAATGCCGCCGCGGGCTTTTTGTTGAACTGGCGGTTCATAACCGTGATGAGCCATTCCTTTTTCAGCTTCGCTGAGCCAATAATTAAGGCTTGGGTAATGCTCATTTACATTTCTAACATAATCTTGTGGATTTTTAATAGATTTAAGCAGATCCGGTGCCGTGTAGCTTGAATTTGGGTAAAGTGGTTCTTGATAAACTTTTTCAATGTTGCGTTTATTGTGGTAATCGTAGTTATTACCATAATATGCTTCTTTTGCAGCATGCTGTTCTTTGAACGCTGGATGGTTCTGCAAAAATTCAATCGCCATTTTTATGCGTGGTTCGTAATGTTTTTTTGCTTCGTTTTGGTCTAAATACTTGTTGTTGCCAATGGGAACCATGTCGGCGTGATGCAAGTCTTCAACATTTGTCCAATTGCCCGACTTCACAAAGTCTTGCGCGTAAGGAATGTACTTGGCCGCAGGCTTGGCGTTGCCCTTGCCTTTGATTTGGTTGATACGTTGCGGGTATTGAAAATTAGGAATGTTTTTGATCATTTCACTCAAAGTAACGCCTTGGTCAAGTAACCGATCAGCCTCTTCTTTACCAATATACTTTGCCACATCACTGAAGACCGCCCCTTTGGGCTCAACCTCAATCGTTACATGCGGCTCATTCTTCTTGTCACGCAAACTAAAAATACGAGTATTGCCACTTGCAACATCTGGGCAGTACCCACCAACGCAGTGACCCATTGTGTCGCCTTCATACTTCAGCGCCTCTTCCAGCTTGCTGTAGTTGGGATGTTGGACATGGTTGACGCCTTGCGGGTCAGTATATGTGCCGGACGGATGTTGGCTCCAGCCTTCGGGCAGGTTCTTGTCCAGAGCCAGTTCCAGCCATCTAAAGCCGTTGCCGTAGTCCTTATGGACTGGCATCCCCTCAGTTGCTTTGAGCGCAGTCTCAGCCATTTTGCGTTTGCGCTCTTCGTTGTACTCATGGGCACGACGAACGGCTTGTTCTATGCTGATCTTGTTGAGTTGGTCTGGACGAATACGACCTTCAGCCAAGTCTTGCTTAAGGATGTCGACAATATGGTCAAACCCAAGATAATGCGCATGCATGTTATCTGTCGGGTGGAACAGTTCGGTTTTTGGATCAGCCTTTTCCATCCATGGTTCGACATGATGAGAACCTGCTGAAGTTTGACCCATGCGCAGAACATCGCCAACAGTTGTCTTGCCCAGCGATACATCGGATGCGTCTTCCCATGCTTTGGCAGCCTCTGATTTTCCAAGGCGTTCACCGCCATGACGTTGACGATGGTACTCAGGCTCTTCCATGCCTCGAGCAAGGTATTGGCCTGTGCCCATCATCTCGGGCTCCATGTGAACGATGCCTTCTTCAGCCAGCTTGCGAATCGGATCGTTTGGCGTTGCCATCTGCTTGCGAATGTAGTTGCCAAGGTTGCTCTCCACCCATTTGTTAAGCGCCTTGTTCCTTGCATACATGGGGTCGGCACTCAAGGCTTGAAGTTCTTGCTCGGTCATTGGGCGACCGTAGTTTTCACCAACTGCTTGGCCTTCGTCATTGATGTGGTTGTAGCGCGGTGATTCAGGCCCCTTCAACGGGTTGATCACGCCTTCAACGCCCTTCATCCAATTGCGTGGCCCTTGACCACCGATAGCCAAGTGTACGGGCTTGCGCAGTGCCAAGGCGGCTTGCATCTCGTCGATTGATGGTTCTACAGAGCCTCCATCTTTTTTAACGGTTCTAACATCAGGCATGCCACTCTTTTTAAACCAAGGCAGCAAAGTTCCACGCCCAGTCTTGATCATGTTTAATGTGTAGTCGCGTACTGCCTTGGGAGTTGGATTGATACCTTGTTGATGCAAACTGTAAGCAACTTGCTTTTCCAACAAGTCCAACGCATCACCGCGAGGCGATACCAAACCGGTCAGTTCACCACCACCAAACCAACGTCCTGCTTGCGCCATACCGCCGGGTATCCCCAGTTCTTTAGCAATATCCAACATGTGGTTTTCTGCTGCGCCGTACTCAAGATTCTTAAACCCACCCGACTCTTTAAAGTAAGGATGGTATGGGCTGCCAAGCGTTTCACCTGCCGCCTCATGCACATCACCCACCCAAGAATGCGCAAAATCGCCAGCCTTTTGTGTGCCATAGGTTGGGATTTTGTAGTTGGTAGGGATGTTGGCCAAACTGTGCTGGCGCAAATCGGTGTTGTTGTTAAGAACGCTGGCCACGCCTTCTTCATGCGAAGGCATCATGGGCAAACCAACGCCATGTTTTTCTTTGAACTCTTGACGTAATTTTTCCATGTTTGTTGGAGTTAATTCAACGCCTCGAGCATGCAAGTCACGAATGGCTTGACCCACCGCCATCTCATTCATGATTGAGTTACGGGCCGAAGCCGGGGCAATGCTGTGAATCCAACTATTAAACTTTTCTTCGGGAATGCCCGCCTCCATAGCAGCCAACTTGACTGGATACAACGATGCGTAAAAAGTTTCACCGCCTAAAGGCAAACCGCGCAAGATTTGTTTTTTGATCAACTCGCGGTTAACCGGGTCTTGGTAAACCTCATGCACATGCTCGATGTTGGCTCGTGGAGGTACATCTCTGGGGAACTTGCTTTGTTCCACATCCGGGAAACCACCCAATGCATGTTTGATTGCTGCACGATCAAAAGCTTGCTTTTCAGGCGGAGGCGGTTGCCACGGCTCCGTGGGTTGGCTCAAAAACTGTTGCGTGTGCTCAATTCTTTTTTGGACTACTTCTGGAGTATTTTTTTGTCGTTGTGGTGCGCTGGCCGAATACTCAGCCGGTTGTAATGCCCCATACGTTTTTTCCAATGCTGGCTTAGTGTCGTGTTCCCAGTCAAACTTCTTGGATAAATGTTGACCAGCTTTTTCCAAAGCCGACTGCATATCCATCTTTGGATTGTCTGCCATTAACTGTTGAGCCAGACCAATTGTCTGTTTATGCACATCCGGCAACGTCAAAGGCTTCACGCTGTTACCGTCAGCATACTTTTGTACCGGCACGGGGTTGAACACCGCCGCAGTTGGCATGCTCAGATTCCGGTTAATCATGCCGTTGTATCCGTAGTCTTTGATGAGCCGTTCGTAATCATTGGCTGCCTGCACTTGATCCACCAAGCCGGGGTTGACCATGGACGTATGAGGCGTCCTGTTGGCCTCCACGGCAAGCTTGCGCAGCATTAACGGGTCAGCGCCCATGTCATACAACTTGTCGACCATCGCTTTGTATTTATGTGTGCCCAAACCAACTTCACCACGTTCTGGGTTGCCAGCATAAAAATACGTCCGGTCACGCACGGCGCCGGGTTCTTGTAAGCGGCTTGCTTCTGCACCTTTGATGCCAGTGCCATATCGGGTTGGGTCGGTCATAGTCAGGTTCGGTTCGTGGCTGAAGTGCGTCAGTTGCGCAGTCTCGCCGCCTTCTGGTTGGATCAAGTGGCGGATGTATGCGGGAATGCCACCAGCATAACTGCCACTGTTCATCTCTGGAGGCAACAACACAGCCCTTTGAGGGGCAAACTGGAAATGGTTGTCCAGTAAGTTCTTCTTCTCGGCCTTGGCGGCTTCAAACAAGTCCATACGGCCCTTGCGCTTGGCGTCATAAGCAGTCTCATCCAACGCTGCCACTTCAGCTTTTATGCGGGCATTTAACGGCGTGTAATTAACTACACTGTTTTGGCCACGAGTCTCTGCCGTCATGGCTGCTTGAGCCAACTGGCTGAACATACCAGAGTGAGCCGCCCAAGCCTTCTCTTCGCCTTGAGGGCCAAAGGTCGTGCCGTGCAAGGCATGGCCATAGACATCATGCACCGCCCGGAACATTTCATTGTCATTTAAGCCCGACTCGGGATGGACGTTATGCAAAAAGTCATGGCGGTCGCCGCCTTGGAAAACATAGAGGTGTCGGTGGCCATGCACATCGCGCATCATCTCTTTGCTGTCTTGGTAGTTGCCTTCACCATTGCGGTGAAAACTCATGTTGATTGGTAGGCTCTCAAACTGGCGCTTAGTTTCATGGGCTAAGTGGCCGTACGCTTTTTGCAGCAGTTGATCGTAGTCTTGAGCCTCACCAACGTGCTCAGGCATGTGGCGCTTGTAAGCCTCGTATACGGCTTTCTTGTACTCGGGGTGATCTGTGGCCGCCAGAAGGAATGTGCGTCCAATGGCGCCTTGCTTGGACAATGAACTGGATGAATTGTCAACAGGCTTGTACGGTTTGCCTAAATGCTGTTTTGTATATGCCTCAGCCGCATGGCGAATGGCATTGTCCGGGCCTTTGATTATCCCTTTGACCGCTTCGTCCGTAAGTGGTTGCGGAACTGTGTCTCGTGATAGTCCTTGCTGGCCTTGACCGGTGTCCCGATGGCTTTCAATATTGCCGCTCGTAGCTGCGAAGCCCGATGCAACGCCATGTGGGCGGACTCGGTAGAATGGGCCTTCTTGTGCTGTGTCATAGGTTATTCCTTGTTGTTTGGCCATGGGCACCTCGGGGAGTTTTCGGCATTATGCCAAGCCATGATGACTGTGGCAAACACAATGCTTGAGTCCAGTTTAACTGGGGCTGTGGATAACTTTGCAGTCCAGTTTAACTGGATCACGATGCGTAAGGATTCCCTTTGTGCCGCATGTTGTACAACTCTGCGTCCTCGATGTCATCGCTGTCCACGCTGTCGTCCCGCGGGAAGTCGATGGTGATCCAGCCGCCGTCACGCAGGTAGCGCAGGCCTTGTGAGATGCAGTCCACGAACTCGTCGTGTTCTGTTCCTTCGGGGAAGGAGCAGATCTGGCTGACCATGCCCTCAGCCCATGCGCGGACGTAGCCCTTACGCTGGTCAGACTCAGGCACCCATACACGGCCAGCTTTGATGATGTTGGCCACGATGCTCAGGCGCTGAATCTTGTCGGCGCGGCCGGGGTTGTATGCGTGGACGGGTAGACCAGCCTGTTGCAAGTCTTGTATCAATGAGATGCCAGCCGACTTGTCCTCCACCAATAAGAGGTCGACGCGCTTCTTCTCCTTGCCCTCGCCGTATACGACTTCGAACTCGTCGATTACTTTGGGGCGCAGTTGGGGGTAGGTGAGGTGGTCTTGCCAGCAGTCGATGACCATGACACACATCCCACCGTCGAGGGGCTTGAATACGCCCAGAGTAATGCAGCCAGTTGGATCGTTGTGGGTCTTGTCGCTAGTGGCACAGTCGTAAGACTGGATGATGTACTCGAACTTGGGGAAGGGCTTGTGTCCCGGCCAGAGGCGGAACCAGTCGCGCTTAACAATGCCCCCTTCTTCGGGGTCGATGATTTCTGCATGGATTTCCTGCCTTCCTAAGTTTGTGCCCTCGTACTGAAGAATCTGCTTCTGGAACGATGGCGCCAAGTTCTTGATGTTTGAGTATGTCGAGGCGCGTGTGATCACCACATCATCCCCCTCGCGGCCAACCAGATCCATGATCAATGGCTTGGGCTTGGGCGTGGTGGTAACGATCACCTTCGTGCGCTTACCCAGCCGAACCGAAAACATGATCATGTCCCACGACTCTTGCAGGTAATCCCATGCGGCCAACTCGTCGCAATTGTGTACGACGATGCCGTTGGCTATGTACTCATTGACGTAGTCAACTGTGAGGTTGTACGTCTGGCAGTTCTCCAAGCGTTCGACGCTTAGTACCTCCATTTGCTTCAGCCCGATAGGTGCGCTCAGTTGATCTGGCGTTACAGGACTTGCAACAATACCTCTGGAATCTCTTGACTGCTGTGTACTCTGTGCCACAGACATTGCAGTTGCGTTGCTCAGGTATGAACTTGTTTCGCCTCCACTGCTCACGGCAATCGCGGGAGCAAAACTTGCCGACATCTGAAGCGGAGTAGGAAACAAAGCCTGCACCACAGTGAATGCATTTTGCATTTTTTGGCGTGCGCAAAGACGCCAGCGTGTTGCGTGCTGCCTCCCTCTGTGCATCAGATCCTTCGCGCCCAACTGCGTGATGATGGACATGCTGGCTGCGAGGCATTGCTTCAAGGTTCGCGGGATCGTTGTTACTTTTGTCTTCGTCTTTGTGGTGGACAACCCATCCTTTTGGGATTGATCCATAGTGTTGCTCGTAAATGACTCTGTGAGCGTATCGACCGCCAATGTACTTGTAGCCACCCATACCATTTCACCTTTTTTGATCTGGCCAGCGGGAATCCACCGACTTCCAACAAGTATCGGATGATCAACAGTCAATGTCAAGTTCGTATCGCCACAATCGATAGTTACTAGCATATTGGGATTGCTTGATGGCAATGCTACTGAGACGTTTTGAGGGCCGAAGCGTGTTTGCACTTGCTCACCAGCCTTCACAGTCTCTACAGGCTTTTGAGACCCATCAGCCATAAGAATGCGCGTACCGGCAGGCAAGCACCATGCGCCGTGCCACTGAGCACCCCGGAAGCGGTCAGGCTCACTCGCTGAGATGCCTTTGATCAATGAGCCATTCTTGAGATACAACTCGTGCAGGCTCTTGTTATATCCATCCGGCTCAACCAGTTCTTTGGGGATCACGGCCAGTAAACCGGACTCACCCTCAAAGCATGTGCCGCGGACGTCAGAACTTGTGGGGGCCGCTACCAGCCAGCGTGTGTTGGGGTTCTCCCATGCCCATTGACCGATAGTCTCCGCGGCCGTGCGTGTCTTACCGGCTCCGCGGCCAGCCAACATCATCCAGATCGACCAATGATCGCCAGTCGGCTCGATCTGGTAGTCCATGGCCTTGTTGTAGTGCCAATCCATCCACCACAGCCATGCAGCCCTGTCCTCTGTGGACAGTTGCAGGAACATCTCCTGCGTCTTGGGGTCGTCTAGTACGTCCTCAACTTTCATTGGCGTCGACCTGCTTCTTGAGCTTCACAGCCTTCTTCAGTTCGTTGAACAAGTTCAAGTGGGTGTCGATCACCACCGGGGCGTTGGGGTCACCCGCATGCTCATGGCGGGCCAGCTTAGGAACGTGGTACTCCACAACCGACTGGAACATGTCGAACGCCTTCGCTGGGTTGGGCTGGACAACATATTCGCCCTCATCGTTACGCACTCCCTTGGCCACTTGATCGAGCCATTCAGAGAGCCTGTGAGCGTTTCCGTCAACAAATGAGGCTATGGCCTGTCTTGCGTCAGAAGTCGCCTTGTTGGGCGTTCCCGGTGCCCTGCCGCCTAATCTAACTCCCATGATTACATCTCCCTAACTGTTTTCGGCTACTTTAGCCGTCTTGCTGTATTAGCCGTAAGTTTAACTCGATGTTTATTTTTCTTGCAAATCTGCTGGTTTTGGTGGCGCAATGCCATATAGGCTCTCTATGTGTCTGACCAAACAGATGGCGAAGTTTGCTGGTAATTTTGCGTCTGTCATTGCGGTTACATAGCCAGAGATGTAAGCGAACTCCAGTTTGATTTCTTTGTCTGTCAAGATTGATTCTTGGATGTCTTTCATTTCTCACTCCTTTTGGTTGCGTTTTGGGATTCTTCTCTATGCTTGTTCAGTATCTCTTGTACTTTGTCCTCTATGGGGAAGACGTATTCGTGTAGGAATTGTGTGCTGAGTATTCTGTACATTGCCATGGAGCCAGCCCAGTTTCCTTGTTCGTCCTTCATGTTGTTGGCGGCGATTAGAAGTTGTTCTATGGAGTCTGGGTGAAACTTCATGTGTTCTTCTCCTTTTCAACTGGCTTATTAAACAGCGCCATGCCCAGCGTTCCAAGCATTACCGCCTTCAACTCTTCGCGCTCCTCTTCTGGATATTCACTGGCGACCTCATCCATGATTTTCATAATGCTGGCGGCCACTTCTTCGGCTGGAATTGGTTTAGCGCTCATGTGTTCTTCTCCTCGGCGTAGCCGTTCTTTTGCTTGAGTTTGGCTTCAATGCGTCTTGCGTAAACATCAATGGTCTGTGTTGGCAAACCTTGTAAGCATTCTTGTATTTCCTCATCCGTAAGCCCAACCCATTCATGCTCTGGTTGTGCCTTGCACTTGTCGCAATGACAAACAACATGGACTGGCCCTTCAACTTTTATTGTTTTAGTCATCAGTGTTTTCCTTTTTGACAATCATCGGAGCAAACGTCAATGCCTGAATAATCAAAGCGTTTTGTTGCACAATGGATTCGTTCATCTGAATAACGCGCATCAACATCTGGTTTGGTATTAACGCAGGTTGCTCTTGTTTTAGTTCAATCATCACTTGTTCCTTTCTTGGAGTAAGTGTACGCAGGCCCATTCACCCATACCTGCAAACTCTACTTCCCAAGTTTTGCGCTCGGCAAGTGCAATGATTTCGGCAAAATTTTTAACGTTTTTTGGTAAACAAACCCAATCGTCATCTGTATGCCCCAAGCGTTCAAACCCTGCTTGTTTTGCAAGCGCCATGATTTCATCTTGTGTCATGTGTTCTTCTCCTTGGAATTAATAAAACCGTTCATTGGGGTCTGCACGTTTTTCCCATTCGTCTTTTGCTTGCGCATAAAAATCAGGTGCGTGTTTCTTTAAATACCTTGATGCGGTTCTTTTCCAATGTGTACGATTGGCGACAGCTTTGAATATCACTTCGTTTGCTGTCAGCAATTGTTCCCATGCCTCAATCTGCTGAGTTTGTTGTGCCATCACAATGTCACGTTGAGCAGAC